TCTTGGTTAGCTGTAATAGTATCTGTTAAAGATAATACATATCTAACCGATGTAAATGTTCCGGCTATGATTGCTGCCACAACAGGAACAATTACAATATTCTTTTTAAACCACTCTAGTTTACTTTTTGTTTTTTTCATGTTTTTTAAATAACCACTCCACGTACAAGTTCCATAGTTTTATTATCCATCTCATAACTAAACTCCTTTATTGACACGATAAGCACTCCTCGCCATCGTTTTTTGGGTTTTTACAAACACAATCATCACAAGGACACATACCATAAACATCGGCATGTAATTCTTCATTGCAATGACATTTGCAATTACATTTTTTACATCTATTTTCTGTAGCCATATCCTGTTTTCTTGTTACCCCATCTCTTGTTCCAGGCATACACATTCATTTTACTTCCAATGTGTTCCATCCAAGATAAGGGTTTATCTATTATTTTTTTTATTAGTTGTTTCATATCTGTTATTGCGTCTGGTATTGTTTTCATAATTAGTACCGGGAGATAAAAGTCTCCCTCTACCCCCCTATCTTATCACGTTAATAAGAATCTATTTATTAAATTTATCAAAGATAAAAGAGTATACTTTTTTAAAAGCATTCTTAATCTTTTGTATAATAGTTTCTTTTTTTTCTACTATATGTTGTTTAAAACTCATTTTTTTTCCTCAATTTCATAGAAGAAGTTATCGGTATCTTCTGTTTTCCATTTACCTGTATCTTCAACATTCCACTCATTAGTTTGCACTTTCCAGTCTGGTATATTATCTTTCACTGTGAAAGAGGGTAAGTCCCATATACATCTATTGTTTGGTTGTGCTGCATAGTTACCATCGTCTAGGGCTATGATATGTGCGCACTTATGTTCGTGCGGAATCTCTGAATGATCAGTGTCTAATATATTACCATCTGGATGGCCCCAGTCAACGGTAAATAAGTATTGACCATGATGCCATTTTTTATCTTTACCAATGTATTTGCCTGAAGCGGCGCTTAAGATATTCCAAGAAGTAACAGCAGGAAAATAACTAAAAGAATTCCATAACTCCAGTTCGTCAAGTCTACGTTTAGGAACATCCTTTGGGTCAAAGCCTCTTTGAATAAACGCAGATATCGGTAGACGATAGTAGATAGCTCCATTTTCCATAATACAATGAAAAAGGATAGCACGCCCACCAAGACTCGATAAACCAAAAATAATACAGTCTTCAAATTCTCCATGATGTTTTTTACAATCATATAAATATTCTCTTTTAATTTGTGCATATGTTGCCGGTATGTTTGCATTTAAATAAGCCATTATTTAATTTCACCCCAGTTAGCTCCCTTCTCATAGTCAACCTTGTTAGGTACTTTTAATTCAACTGCTGATTCCATTATCTCAATAATATCCTCTGCTTGTTTCTGTGATTCAATAGATATATCTACTTCATCATGAATTTGTATGTGTGGTATTATACCATTTTTATACAAAGCCACCATAGATTTTTTTGTCATATCTGCCGCTGATCCTTGTATTAACTTGTTTAAAGCCTTGTAAGTAAATGCTCTTTTTAAAGGTTCATCATATTCTTTTCTAGCTTGTTCTAATGGCAAAGGTTTAAAAACCCCAAATTGAACAGGTTGCCATAAATCAAAATGACAGGCACGACCGCCTAAAGTTCTGATCTTACCTCTGTCATTTGCTTTACGAGATACATTATCCATAAGTTGTTTTACAAACGGTGCTTTAGAATGATACTGCCTAATTAATTTCTCTGCTGATTCTTTCATCAATCCTAGTTCAGCCATTAATTTATTTTTACCCATACCATACATTAAACCTAAATTAATTGTCTTGGCTTGCTTACGTTCTATGCCTGCCATATCTGCTACAACCTGGTGGAAATCTGCATCTCCTGCGTTGTATGCATCAACAATTTCATCAACACCTTCTAAATTTTGTAGTTTAGCATAGTGTACTAAAATTCTAGGTTCTTGTTGTGAGTAGTCAAATGATCCCCATACATGTTTTTCTTCTGGAATAAATATAGATCTAATCATTGGACCAAGTTCAGGATGTCTTGCAGGAATTTGTTGTAGGTTTGGATTACTCATAGAAAATCTACCTGTAACAGTTCCGCCTGCGTCTGATCTAATTTGATTTATGTCTGCGTGTATTCTACCATCAACTGCATGTTTAGTTATTGAATCTATAAACGTACTGTGAGCTTTGTTAAGTTCTCTTGCTTCAGCTATCGCTTTAGGTAATTCATGTGGATGGTTTTGTAAAAAGTTTTTTGTAAAACTTGGTTCATTACTTTTAGCTGTTCTATCGTAAGGTAATTTAAGTTTGTCAAAGGCTTTTGCTATAGATCTAGCTGCCATAATCTCTACTTCAACACCAGTTAAATCTTTTATTTTTTTAATTAATGTCTCTTCCCTTTTAATTAAATTTAGTTTAATCTTTTGTGATTTTTCTAAATCAACTCTCACTCCTTTAAATCTCATATCAACAAGACAAGGAAATAAATCTGTTTCTAATGTAAAGACATCCATTAGTTCTTGATTATACAATTCTCTTTTTAATGTTTGCCAAAGTTTAAGTGTAGACTCCGCATCACGTTCTGCATATTGACCTACAAACATTGCGGGCATTCTCCACATATCTGCTTTAGGATCTAATCCATATTCTTTTGCAGCTTCAACTAAAACTTTTTCGTCTTTACCTAAACCAACATAATATTTTGCTAGATTATTTAATGCATAAGACATTCTGTTTTCATCTATTAAACTTGCTGCTATCATAGTGTCCACAATGGGTCCTTTTATGGTAAGCCCTGCTGACCTTAACCAGCACACATCATACATCGCATTATGAAAGATAAATGTAGTGTTTTCTTGATTTAGTATGTCTTGAAGCCATCCTAATACCAATTTTTTGTCCATATTACCACCTTGCTCGTGATGTATCGGATAATAGCCTGACCATCCCTCTACAGCCACCGCAACGCCTGCTATGTGTCCTCTTTTGGTAACATTACCTGACCCTAACTGTTTTAGGTGTGGATCATTAGTCTCTAAATCTATTGCAATTTCTTTATGTCCTCTTAAATCTTTTAATTCATCAGGCATTACCCACTCTGTTTCTGGAGTAAACAAAGGCATTTGTGTATGTCTCATTCGTAATCCCTTTCGATTATCATATCAATATAGTGTTTAGCTTTAAGAAGGTCCTCTTTCCCACCCTTATTTTTCGCTCTCACTATATATTTTATAGCGTTGCCTTCTGCAAAAAGCAACTTGTTTTTATTTATAAACTCTGCCGGTTGAATGACATAGTCTCTGTAGTGATTACCACCTACCTGTCTAGTTAAGGTGTTTTTTTTCATACTCTTTATACTCCTTTATTGTTTTTTCACTTGGATAATAAACATCGATCACACAATAACATTTAGGACAATGTAAATTAGTTACCGTATCATAAGTATCATCATCCTCTACATCATGATCAGCTCCCCATATTAGTTCTGTTTCGCAGTGCCAACACTTCATAAATTTAAAATCATCCAATTTAATTTGTAAAAATAATATAAACAAACTATCGTGAGCAATTTAAAATCTGAAATTACTATTTGATTTTTATTTTTCATTTTTTTCTCCTATCTTTTTTAAATCTTCTACAGTGTTAATTTTATTCAACACTTCTGTGGGTACCTCAATATTATTAGTTCCCATTTGTAAAAAAGTTCCATCATCTCTTTCTCTTATATTTCCTTTAGCTTGACTCCATTTATCCATGTTATCAAGAATAGTTTTTTTATCTAACCACCCATCAATCTCCATTGTTTCTTGAGCTTTGTTATAATTATTAAAGACAATATAATCTACAAGGTGAGGTACTTGAAATTTAACTAGATTATGCACCCAACCTGAACGCATAAAATAATTTCTTCCCATAGTTTTAATATCAATTTTTTTATTATTAATTTCTATATCGGTAAAAGTAAAACTTTCATAAGTAGGGAAAGGTAAATCTAAAACTTTATAGATTATTAGCTCTCCTATTATTCCAGTTCTTTGCATTGTTTTACTGCCATTAAAGCCGGCTTTTCTGTTACCAAAGTTTTTTACTGATAAGATTAAATCGGCATATTCTTTAATAGTTTCTGTTATAGGTATTTTCATAATATATAAGCTCGATCAAAGTTCTTTGGATCTAACACATGCAATTCACGCTTCGCTCTCGTCGCTCCAGTATAGAATAACCTATGTAATTCATCAGGGTCATGACTAAAAGTTTCTAGTGCTGCATTGGTTAGATCTTGCATAAGCAAAACCTTATCGGCTTCTCCTCCTTTTGCTCCGTGTATTGTTGACATAATGATACGCGGATTTTTATTTATTTCTTCTCCATTCGCCCGCATGTTACGAATGTAGTTTTCTGTGACAGTATCTAAACCATCAAAGGCCTCATACCAAACAGAGTCTGTAACTAAACCGTGTTCAGCTCTACAATCTCTCATAAGATATTTTGTATCAGAGTGTAAAGTTTTACCTGATCTAAAACCAGGTAATACACTTGCTCCTAAATATTGATATATGTTTTTTATTTCTACATTATTTAATTGACTACCTTTACGCCAGTGCTCCCAGTTATTTAGAGCTAATAATAATTTTAAAGGTACAGAATTAAATCCTCTGTGTTGGTAATACCAACCACGTAATTCACATAATTCTTTTACATCATCAAGAAAATGATTTGCTGATGATAAAACTAACCAGTTACCTTTTGACATATCAACTTGTGTTACATCAGAATATCTACGCAATATGCCTTGTTCTAATCTTGGTTTATAATTTTTATCAAATCTATTTTGTACTTTGTTTATAATTTTTTGTGATAGTTCATGTATAGGTCCACCAGGTATTCTATATGATTGGTCTAATACTTTGATATCATTAACTTCCTCTTTTAAAGCTATGAAGTGATCTACATCAGCTCCAGCCCATTTAAATATAGCCTGATCATCATCACCTGCTATATAAGTTTTCTTTGCGTTGGCCCATAATGATCTAACCATGTCCCATTGTATTAATGATAAATCTTGTGCTTCATCTATAAACAACGCTTCAAAACTTTGTTTAGTTTCTTGTGCAATAAAGTCTTCTAGTAAATCTGTAAAATCTTTAAGTCCTTTTTCTTTTTTATATCGTTTTAGTTCTTCTGATAATAAGTAAAGTGTATCTCTTTCTATATCTAAAATGTTTTGTCTAGAGTCATAGTATTCTAATAAGTCCATACGTTTAACTCTAGCCGTATTCATAATGGTTAAGTATTCATTGTCAGAATTAAATGTGCCATCATCTTCTGAATATTTACCTGTTTTGATAGGTAGACCTACTAACTTACCAAACTCTCTGTAATTTTCTGCCGTCATCATTTTTTCTTTTGTCATAGCTAAACGACTAAAAGCATAAGAATGTAACGTTCTAAAATTTTCTAAATCTTTTTCTGCATCTAGACCAAACTTTTCAGCAGCTCTTGTTGCTGCCTCTCTTGCTGCCTTTCTTGTAAAAGAAAAGTATCCGATTTGTTTAGGTCTTATCCCTTGCTGTATGAACTGATCTACTAAATTTAACAACGTTGTTGTCTTTCCTGTCCCTGGCGGGCCTAGTATTATAGTCTTCATATTTACGCAACCTCCTGATTAATATATCTATTCTTGTTTCTAACAATTCGTTTCTTCCTCTTTCTAACTCGTATCTTAACTTCCAATTGATTCCTATTTTGTTCATGTAATTAAATGTAAGTAGATCCAGAACGCTGTAAACATTGTCACTGTTAATAGGTCCGCTCTAGCTAACATTAGTAAACCTCCTTGTGGTATTCAACTTTAGAAACAGAAGCTTCTGTTTGTTTCATAGTTTTTATTTTTATTAGTCTTGGTTGTTGTTTTTTAATTCTAACTCTTTCTTCTGATACAAATAAATCTTCTAACCTTTTTAATAAATTACCTGTTTTAATTTTATCCATTTCCCAATTATTCTTTTTAAGAAATGCATAAAAGTCATCCATTCTAAAATATGTAAATTCTTTATTTTCATCTGTAAAAGGAAGTTTGTTAAATACATCATCCATTGTTCTTGCTGATTGTCTGTTTGTAGTCCAGTCTTGTAATAATCCTGTAAGTTGATTAATTGGATCTAAAGATTCTAATGGTTCTACTTCTTGTAAATTATTCATCATAGGTTTTAAAAAATGTTGTTTCCAATCTTTTGCTTTTGGTACAGGCACAACTAAATTAGCTTGATCCAAACATGCCAAAGCAAATAATGGTGGACTATATAACTGTTCTGATTTTAATTCGATCCGCGTTCCATCTACATCTAAAAACCATTGTGGTGGA